GATTTTGAAGGCGATTTTGAAGGCGATTTTGAAGGCGATTTTGAAGGCGATTTTGAAGGCGAACTTGAGCGCGATTTTGGAGGCGAACTTGAGCGCGATTTTGGAGGCGATTTTGGACTAGGACCTGCTGTTATCATCGGCATCGGTCTCATTACCATTCTTGAACGCTGCTGCTGTGCTCTTCTTACCGAATCTTCAAATTGTCCTAAGAAGTTAGGACCTCGCTTTTTAAGCGTGTTATGTATTAACTCTGCATAATAAGGGATTTGTTCTATATTCCATGGAGTATTCATATATCTTGAAAACGTTTTAGGCACTAGGGATTGTTCTGCTCCACGCATTAAAGCCATATTGCGTTGTTTTTTACTACTTAATACACTACAATCCCATAAAATAGCGCAATTGTCTTGGTTGCCTGTTGCAAGAAGTCTACCATTTGAATGAAACGCAATAGATGTAACAGGTCCTCGATTTCCGAAAAGTCGTCCAATTATATCAACTGTCATCAGGTCGTCTGATAACATCCATACCACCACGCTTTCATCAGCGCTACATGACACTAGAACTGGTGCCGTTGGATGAAACGCCAAACCAGTTACAGCGGCATCGTGGTCATCAAGAATTGCCATACATTCACTCCTCCCTATTTTTCCGTTTTTATTAAAATCTAACTTCCATAACCTGATAGTATTATCATTGCTGCCAGTTGCTATAAAAGGTTTAGTCGGATGAAGTGCAATAGATACAACATTATTACTGTGATTTTCACGTCCATTCTCTATTTCTTTCTCTAACATTGTTAGAACGCCTTGTTTGGTTTCTTTATATGACCATAACAATGATGAACTGTCAACGCGAGTGCGCTCTCTACCAGTTGCAAAAAGTGGTTCTGTTGGATGAACAGCAACACATCTTGTGCTAGCGTTACCTAAACCCATAGATTTTATATTACATACAAAATCTAATTTCGTGTTGTCAGGTGATAGTTTCCACAACTTTGGTGGTTCCATACCGTTCTCACCCGTTACTATAAATGACATAATGGGATGAATTGCGATACAACTAACACCCTTAAATACACTTCGATTAACTGGTAGTGGAGTAGTTGATAAACATTTATGTGTTGTAGTATCCCATACTTTTAACGTATTATCCGCACTTCCAGATATCAGAACAGGTGCTGTAGGGTGTAATGCTACACATGAAACAAGCGCAGTGTGACCCACAAGAGTTGCTAGACATCGATGCGAATCTGTGTCCCATAGTTTAACGTTCTTGTCACCACCTGCTGTTGCCATAAGGTGTGCAGTGGGATGAAATACGACTGACTGAACAGGACCGCTATGTCCTTCTAAACGTGCTAAAATACCTTTTTTATTGGACATATCTATGATTTGATTATATAAATATATATATAATGAAAATATACAACAGAGTATCACGGTTTTTATATACCACGAATCGTTTTCATTATATATAATGAAAATTATATATACTTGTAGCGTTATACATCGGCATCGGTAATAGGTGTTACTTTTGATCTTCCTTTAAATCGTGTAAATTGATTAAAACCCCTGGATGACCCGGAGTTCGTTTTTCGCTTGCATTTACACATAACTTGTCGTTCTGTACTTTGAGTGTCATTATATGGCGATACTGGTTGTTGTGATGGTGGTGGTTGTGATGATGATGATTGTGGTGGTGGTGGTGGTGGTTGTGATGATTGTGGTCGTAGTTGTGGTGCTCGTCGTGAAAAATTGGGTGGTGATGATTGTGGTGGTATTGGAATCTCATGTATTTCCGATTCTTCTATGTTCTGTGATTGGAAACTTGACACGTTTGATTTATATGATAGTTCTGGTGATGGTGGTGGCGGTGATTGTGGTTCTTGTTCTAAGTAAGGTCTATCACCTCGACCCGTACCTAAAATACCGGACGCTATATCTGGCTGTGGCGCAACGCGCGGAGATACAGAGCCCAACATAACATTCTGACCCAGCAACAACGACGGGTGTTCTGTCTTTGATAATGCCTCAACAATATCATTATTTCCTTTTTGATTTTCGTATTTTATTATTTCTTTAAAGTCCTCTTTGATTTGATGTTTCGTAATATATTCTTTTTTTTGATTGTTATCCATTGATGTCCACCATTCTGGCGGCGCCCCACCCACCATGACCTTTCTTCTTTTCGTATGTTTCTTACTACTTTTTCTACTAGTTGTTACATGTTTTTTACGTCGAGAGACCCTTTTTTTTCCACCGAAACCTCCCTGTCTTAAGGTACGAATTGAAGGACGCCTGGTAGTTGATGTTGGTTGTGGCGGTCGTGGTTTTAATGTAATATCAACATAACGGATGTTATTATCTGCTCTAAACTTACTATTGTATACATTAAACCTTAATGTAACACCTGAATTACCCTGGATTAATCGTTTAAATTGTTCCATGGTAATTCCCTTCGTCGACTTATTTTCTATTGATAAAATCGTGTCTCCTTCAAATAAATTTAATTCCTTAAGTTTGTTCCATGGATATCTCTCACTTTCCTTTATTTCTATTCCACGCTCCGTGAATTTTAAATTGTCTCCATCTATACCAATCACTCCATTTGGTTGGTTTGATGGAAGACGACGATTATATACAGGATTCCGATCCAAATCAAACTTAGAATTCAAAGGTGTTTCACTACTAGGTATAACTGTATTTCGTTGTTCTATTATATAGAGATGTGGAAAATTATGTTGTAATTGTTCAGAATCTATATTTTGACGTTGTCGTTGCTGTTGCTGCTGTTGCTGCTGTTGCGACTGTTGTTGTTGAAGTTGCTGTTGAAGTTGCTGTTGAAGTTGCTGTTGTTGCTGTTGAAGTTGCTGTTGTTGTTGAAGTTGCTGTTGAAGTCGTTCTTGAAGTTGCTGTTGTGATTCTTGTTGTTGTGGTGGTTGTTGTTGTTGTTGTAAAATTTGGTCTATATCACGTATTCGTTTCTGTAAAATTAGTATTTGTTGCTGTCGTTGTTGTGATTCTTGTTGTTGTTGTTGTTGTTGAACAAATTGTTGTAATATATCAACTTTTGTTTGTTGTGGTGGTTGTGTGAATGGTGGCTGTAGTGGTGGCTGTAGTGGTTGCTGCTGCTGTGGTGGTTGTGTTAATGGTGGCGGTAGTTGTTGTAGTGGTTGCTGCTGTTGTTGTTGTTTATCTTCTTCTGATATAGTTAGTGGGGTATTAACATCATAGCACTGACATTCCCATTCACCACCACCACCTGTCATTTTAGCAAACGACCATTTTCCTTTGTTATTTAAACCGCGATGGTTCACACTTCGAAATCGACGCTTACTACTACTATTCTTACGCACATGTCGTTTTTTATATAGGCGTTTTCTTGTAATGACATTTGTCATCAGTGTTGATACTATATATTCAAGAGAATAATATCCGAGAGATTTGTAATACAATTTCTATTCCACTTTCCGAAAAGTAAATTGCTTCCCTGTTCTAAATCTCTCGGCATCCATCGTTCCACGTTTCAAATTACAATCCAAGCACGCAATAACTACATTTGTATCATTATGACCGTAGTTATTATCGATTCGGTCTAGCGTCCATTGACGCCTACACATCGCTTCTTTGTATGTAACCTGACAAATCTCTCGACAATAATGGCATAAAAGTTCAACATTAACCAAGAATTCTACAATTCGATTCGTCGTCACCGTATAACGAGGATCATATATATTATGTTGTTTGTCTTGATAGATATACGCTTTACGTTTGCCGTCAATCTCTCGAAGTATCAAAGATAAAACTCGATCGGTTGGCGGTGGTTTCGTCACATCGTTGGCATATTTCATTCCGCCAGTTCCGAACATGAGATCCGCCATATATTTTTTCAGACTATCTAATGTAAGCGCTTGGTCGTTATGGTAATATTCATCCGGTATTGAATACGATTGTTTATGTTTTATCTGTCTCTCGATCACCGCATTCGGTTCGTCCATTTGTTTTATTTTGTCTTGGTTCCGCTTTCCCTGTATCTCGATTTTTTTCATACCCAATAATTCAAATGAAATGAAAGAATCAAGATGATGTATTGATTACATATAACATACACTAAATATCACCGGTATCAAACGCTATAGTATGATTGATATCGATTGATTCATTCATAAAAAAAAGAAAGTCTGTTACCGGTCTGTCAGTATATGTCATAGATACAATAATATTTGATTTATACCTTGTTTATGCGTCTTACCACAATCAGTTTTGGTTCTGGCCTACCCTCTACTTTTCGCAACCCGCGAGCATACCACCACGGCATTTCGCGCCGTTTTCCCCATTTTGCGATGCGGCGCTTCGGGGCGGACAAATAATAACTCCGATAGGAGGCAACCGCATCATAGATATTGTCGCCATGACTGGTTCCGGTGCTTCGTGCTGGGTCGCTGCTGCGAATTTTGTACTCATCTGGCATCGCAAGCGCGAAAGGAGTCATGATGCCGGCGACGTGAACCTGCTCAAATGCGTGTGCTGGTGGCACATTACGGCGTAAATATTGGGCAACGCCGTATGATTTGTGCTGTTTGTGTGCCGGATGTCCGTATCTGTATTTCCATTCGGCATGCATCGCGTCGATGAGGTCGAGTGTCCAGATAAAGTTGGCTTGTGATGCGCGGCACCAAATCGTAACTGGGTGATTCTTGTGTGCGATTTTATAGACGACACATGAGTCGCAGCATTCTTTGATTCCGGTGGTGGCGGTGAGGAGGCGTTGGGTTGTGCATAACATTTGAACCGCTTCTAAAATGATTTTAGCGATATGTTTGTCCATCATGTATTCCGCAATTTTCGCTGGATCGAGTGAGAGAATGAAGAGATTCATCCGTATCTGTTGTTGTGTGACATGTAATTTATCATAAATTCAAAAATAAGATTTCAATTTTATGGCGGCTACAAATACCATCTCCATCGGCATAAAATGACATAAAATGAAATATACTGTTATATCATAAAATGTCTTTGAATCCTGTGACTTTCTTTTCTGATACTGCGGCATCCGTTGCCCCTGATGCGAAGTTTTCGTTAAACATCAACGCATTTAACGGTAATACCACGAACTTCAACCGATGCGGTGCCCCGAGACCGAAATCGTTAGCTACACCGGTTCAACCCACCACGACCCCTATGAATTTTTCATCGGGAATTGGTATGGTAAGACCGATGTAGCGAAGCGAAGCGATATGATTATTATCAAGTAAATTTCGATGATAATCATAATGATATGAACAACGACGATATTAGCAGAATCGACTGAAATCAAACCGAGGACCGTGAATAACCGTCACCGGCAACCACCGTAACATAGAAGGATTACATAATTCCCTAGAAAACGGCCCAATACCAATTCTTCCACAAACACCGATTGCGAGTCTGGTTGAAAGAATAAACCGACTAACATCGCCATTTAATTCAACCTGCGCACCAGCATTTGCGACACCGATATCAAATGACGCGCCAGGTATTGCTCTACGTAGAGTAAATTGAGCCACCCACGTTTGTCCGATTCCCGCACCAACGCCTAAAAGCGACGCCCATGCTCTGTATCCGAAACTCGCCGGAGAAGCGCAAGGAAGAACCTGCGCGGATGCTCCAATCGTGATATAATTCTGAAGGCCAATCGAGCAAGTCAACTGACTGCCAAATCGCACATTATTACATGAACAAAAATTTGGTAGTCGAAAAACACTCGTAATCGGTCCACAAATGCTCAAAGATGTAGGTTGTATTCCTGAACCAAAATCGCGTTCTTCAGCGACATGATGAGCATCGACATTCACGATACCATCTATTACTTTATGATCGTCATGATTCGACGCGGCAGCACATCGTGAATTTTCGATACACTTATAAGAAGGAGGGCATGAAAACCGAGCATCCATACATCGAACTGCGTTGGAAATCGGGGAACACGCATATAATAAACCGGCACCGGTCGTATTACTCATACACGTTTGTCCAACCGAACAGTAAATACCATTTCCACAGTCTAATGGTGAGAGATTCGGAAGTGCCAGCACGATGCCACTATTCCATAAGAGGGCACACGTCAAAATAACACGCAACAACATTTTGATCTATATATTATTATAATATACTATTTATACTCGATTTTGTCAAAACCATAATATACAAAAAACAACTTTAAGTCATCTTTATATATTATGTATATCAAACAATATGCCTCGCAAACCTGCTGCTTCCACCAAACCAACGACGTCGACGATCACACAGCCTCCTCCTACGTCAGGATCGTGCGTATCTGTATCTGACGAGCACACGCCAGCACCAGCACCGGCACCGGCACCGGCACCAGCACCGGCACCAGCACCAGCACCGGCACCAGCGGATGATGAAGCACTCAAAAACATCAATTATAAAAACATGCTTCTAACCGGAAATTATAATATGTTGAAACCAGATATTATTACAAATCCGAATATCGACGACATTCTTGAAAATGAAAAAAATGCGAATAAAAGTGATCCATGGAATAAATTGGATAAATCAGCAAAGATCGGAAAGTTGAAAGATTTTGCGGTCCGTCACGGAAAAGAGGAAAATCATACAGAAGACGAAACGAATAGTCTTTATCATTTTCTTGTCAGTGCTCTTGAACAGAAAAAATTGATGCGTGCGAAGGATGTTATTTACGACAAATCTACCGGAATGATTACAAGTATACCATGCCTAATTTATCATGCTGGTTTTAAAAAATTCACACTTAAACGATGTGAAAAACGTCAATCTACGTTAAAATCACTCGCGCCTGTAATGAATATGTCAAAGAAGCGAAAAAACACGATAGAGCCATAATTTTATTTTTTTCGATACCTACGACTACGTCGACGGCGTGTTACACTTTTCCTATTCGTGATATCCAGTTCTTCCTTCCGTGTAATCTTAAAGCTACAACGAGGTCCACACACCGGCTTCATTAATTTTCGTGTTATGTGTTCTTGATGTTCCAATATAATATCTACCATGTTACGATAAAACGGTCGAAAATTCGCACGGTTTTTTTTAAGATCGGAAAATGAAAACCACCGAATCTCGGCCTTTTCCAAGAGCCCATTATGCGGGTTCTTCTTCGCGGCGGGCAAGTATTTCTCGAAGAAACGATAATTGTTCGAGTAATATTCTTCTAGTTTTTCGTCATATTCTGTTTTAAATACGATGGTCGTATATGTCTTAAATTTAAGTTCCGCAATTTTACGCCGAACCGCCACCTTTTTAAGCATGGTCTGCGAACCCAACAAGCCGTTAAGTTCTTCGCTGCCTTCTCTCGTCGCAGCTTCTAATATCGTTTCATTCCGCTTGGTTCCTCCGCCGAAATCCGCCCAACCAGGTGTATCGTTGAGTTCATTCTCTCGACCAAACAATAAATAAATCTCGCCTTTATGAACAGCGGCAGGTAATAATCCGGCACCGACCATTCTACAACAAATATGAATTACTACTATACCTTTATATAAAATAAATTGAACATTTCTATGAATTATGTATGGATATAAACGTATTTCTATTATTTATGTATTTATATGAATACAAACGCACAATATGCTAAAATCGACAATCACAAGTATAATAACT